ATTCGTTGAATCAAATTCTTGACCTGTAGCTCGGTAATAGTCCGCCCAGAAAGTTCTACATGTTTTTCTTTAGGTCTAAAAAGACCTGCCAGACAGTTTGCCAAAGAGCGAGACGTGAAGCCTTCAAACCCTTTCATCTTGGCATACGAGAGTGCTTTGTATTGTCTCGATGAATAACTAAGTAGAACTTTTTCATGACTCATTACATGAGTATCGTATTAGAAAACTTCTTCTTCTGCAACTTCAGGACGCGTACTGTCTTTGTTTATTTCTGTGATAGCAGACAATAAGTTACGTATATCAGGCTGATTTGTTATTAATTTTTTATTACAACGATAGACATTTTGTCGATTGACTTTTGTCTTTGTAATTAGTCCTGCATTTATAAGGCTTTTAAGAGTTTTGTCAATCATGGTTTCACTTAAATCAAGATAAACCGAAATAGCTCTTATTGTCATCTCTTGGTCTTGCATGATTGAAATCAATACTCTTCCCGAAGTAGATAAGAGACTTACCTCGTGTTCCTGGTGGTAGCGGAGTATTTTCTTGGTGTCAAGAGCTTGCATCACTTTTTCAATAGCAACGTCGCTTTCTTCCCCTTTGGACAGCGCGTCTTCAAGCGCCTTTTTTATTTCATTGATTTTCTGAGACCTCATGAGATACCTGTACCTGCGTAGTCTGATGGTGTAGTGTGTGCGATAACGGTGTGACCGCAATTGAGAACACTACTTAAAAAAATGACCACGACAGTGACAATAGCAGATAAAGGGAAACCATGCTCAGTGATAGCCTCCAAAAATTAATGAAAAGCCCCACTGGTACAGGAAGGGACTGCAAGCTCGGAATGATTATTAATTCTTTAGATAAAGAAACTTCCGAAGTATTGACAGAAGCCTTAAGCAGCAACGCTTCCACGATGGGTTTGGTACGAGCATTAAAAGAAGAGGGAATCTACCTGAGTAGGGAATATTTGGGGGAAAAGAGAACCCAGTGCTTTAAGGGTTCTGGAAGCAACGCTTGTTGTTTAAATTCAGTTGACAAAAAAGAAAAGAAAAAATAATGGCTGTCGATAAAGAAAATCTAAAATCAAACCTCAAAGGTCTTGCCAAAGAGCAAAACAGTAAAAAGACCCTAAATGACATTGCTGCGATGCTTGAAAGAAAAGGTATTGACCCTAGCGAGGTTGGGTCTATTCAAAAGGTCTCCCTGTATCAGTCGGTCACAAAAAACCCAGATACAGGCGAAGCAATCGTCCATGACCTCCAGGCGATTCAATTTAGTCCTAGCTGGGACTCCGGACCGCAGTGGCCCCTTATGGAACAAGGGCCAAAAATACAACTACAAAAGCCAAGGACAAAATCCAACCCACCAAAACAGTGGGAAGTGGCAGTTATCGTACCTGATATACAAATAGGTTTCTATCGCAAATCCCTTGATTCTGTTGAGCTGGAGCCGATACATGACGAAGCAGCAATAGCTGTTGCCTTGGGAGTCATTGAAGAGATGAACCCAGACCAGGTCATAATGGTTGGAGACAACCTGGATTTTGCCGAATTTGGTAAATATCTCACAGCTGCACCCTTTAAGCAGATGGTTCAGGCATCCATAGACAGGGCAACAATGCTTTGTGCTCAAATACGTGCGGCTGCACCACGAGCAAAAATCACATGGATTGCGGGAAACCATGAAGCCCGCATGGCTCGGTATATACAAACCAACGCAGAAGCGTCTTTCGGCATAACCAGAGGTCGAGCAAATGACGAACTCCGTGAGGGTTGGCCTGTCCTGTCTGTTCCGTTTTTGTGCAGAATGGACGAATTTGGTGTCGACTACCTTCCGGGATACCCAGAATCAGCTCACTACATCAACTCGAACCTCATGATTGTTCACGGTGACAAGGTTGTTTCAAACAACTCAACCACCAAGAAGTATCTGGACAACGAACGAATTTCAGTGATATACGGACACATCCACAGAAACGAGCTCGCTTATCGTACTTATCGCACAGACCAAGGACCACGCACCATCATGGCAGCCAGCCCTGGTTGTCTTTGCAGGGTAGATGGCGCTGTTCCTTCCACGAAATCTGGAATGGATGAATTCGGTAGACCACTACTCCAAGGAGCCGAGAACTGGCAACAAGGATTAGGAATCGTTACCTATCAGCCTTATGGTCAGGGTAACGAATGGTTCAACTACGAGCCAATGTGGATTTACAACGGTCGAGGCATCTTTAGAGGCAAAGAGTACGTCGCAGAATGAGCAACGAATATTCAGGCGAATACGAAACATACACTCCAGAAGACCTATACAGGGATATGGAAGGCCTGCGTAAAGCGGGAATCATTGAAGTCACGGGTATCGCCGAAGACGGACAGTGGTTGTATAGCATGACCGAAGAAGGCAAAGGCCTGTACGAAGAGATGAAAAAGGGCGACCTTGAGGCTCTCTTGAGAATCTTTGAAAGAATCGCCGAAATAGAAGACGAAGAGAACGACTAAGAAAATGACAACTGTAGTAGGAATACAAGGCGAAGGATTTGCTGTTATCGCGGCAGATACACGTATTACCTCGTTTTCCGATGACGGCCCGGCTTATCACATGACTAGCCTGGGTTCAGGGACTTCAAAGATAGCAACAAACGGCAAATACTTAATCGGTACAGCCGGAGACCTAAGAGCAATTAATCTCTTAACTCACGCGTTTGCTCCTCCTCCAGTACCAGTAGGTACAAAAGGCAAGAAGCTCGACCAGTTCATTACAGTTAAATTTATACCAGCAATGAGAGCCTGCTTTGACCTTCATGGCTATTCTCCACCAGAGAACAAAGAGAACAAGGAACACATAGCTGAGCAGGGTTCAACTCTCCTGCTAGTAGTCAATGCAACTATCTACGTAATCGACAGCGACTATTCCTGGCTCAATGACTCAACAGGGCACTATGCAGTAGGCAGTGGTTCAGAATATGCCCTTGGAGCGATAAGCGCTCTAGCTGGCGGAAAGAAACTATCCTCCACACAAGCCAAAAGCGTATGCCTAAAGGCTTTGGGAATATCGGCAAAACTAGACCCCCATACCGGTTCACCGTTTCATACATACGTACAAACAACGGAACCTAAATCGCCGGCCTCAAAATGAGCGAAACTACATGGACTTGGCTCCTGTTCCTGATGGAACTAGTCGGAGTATATGGAAGCTATACAGTAGGGAACAAGAAATGGCATGGGCACATGATTGTTGCCCTCCACTCATTCCCTTGGTTTCTTTACGCAATCATATTTAACAAGCCTGGCTTTATCGCCATGTGGGCACTGTGGCAATGGGTTCATTGGCGCAACATGCTCAAGTGGAAAAAAGAAAGCAACAAATGAACAAAATAATTCAAAAATTCTCGGGCGACCTGTTTATCGTCGTAATGCTCGGTTTGGTTTCCACCACTACCGCTTGGACAGCAATTCAATCTTCTCTTCATGGGGGTAGGTCTTCGGACGCTAACTCTAGTTATCAGTTGAGTTTGTCTGAAGCAGACAGAATGTGGGTTACTTCAGAGGTTAAGTACCGAGACGACCTTTCTGTATGGAAAGACAAGCAAGTCCGTGTACTTGTAGATGGTGTTAGTACCGATGATATCTATGAGGATATAAAGACATTCAATGGCTCTGCCGAGTTGTATGAGTTTGCGATGCCTTGCTTTATTGAGAACCCAAAAGAACAGCTACCAAACTGTAAGCCTTATATGGATGCACTATACAACCCTTACACCGAGCAGTTTAACGGCAGTCAGTATTGGACAGATTTGTCTGGAACCGAAGGAAGGCACAGTAACCAACTTCAGATGCTCACAGGACTATTCGCTGTTTCCTTGTTTCTTCTAGGTATCACAACCGTCATGAAGATGAAAAACCTTGTTGCCTATCTATCAACTTTTTCAGTAATCATATGGCTATTCGGTGTTGCTGTTCTCGCGACCATCCCAACCATATTCTCGTAAGGAGACTGAATGGCCATCGGTAGTGAACCCGAACTAGGCAAGAACTTCACTGTCTGGAAAGACATGTCTGAACAAGACAGGGTTGACTGGTTCAAGTACATGAACGACAACTGGGGAAAATACCTTCAAGCCGGATACGCAACCCTCGTTCATGACAAAAACAATCGTTTCTACAAGAAACAATAATCTCTTCTGTATCAAAGATTTTATTTAGATAAATTTATCTGCTCTGAGAGTTCTTATTGGCTATAGACCGTATGTCTGAGTAGCAAGTATGCAGAGCCTCGGAGATTGTTTTCTTCGTTCCTGAACCAGAGACCAATACGGAGTTCTTCTCCCGCGCCCAGGCATTGCATATCCAGCTCTGACCGATATGAAGCAACTCAAAATCCATATTCATTAGCTCAAACCACTTCGTGTATTGGTCTATACCGCTAGAGGCATTGAGTGGTGATTCGTGCTGGTGTCCATAAATAAGAGGCATAAGGTAAGTATTGCACAACTAGCTTTGCGATGCTGAATATACAGACAAAACTAAACGTCGCAGAATTCCTTCCACGTTCCCAAATTCCGCATATACCTCATATACCTACTACACCTAATAGGAGAGTAACTAGAGAGACAGAGGAAAGAGTAAGTAACCGCCTTTCTGGATGCTTTGTTTAGTGGGTCAGCTTTGCCCGGGAATACACACCTACAAAAAACACAAAATACTAGACAGGCACGCCTATACATATATGAGGCAGAATATATAAAGAAGCGAAATAAAGCAACATTTCCATAGGAGCACTAGTGTCAAGTTCTGAAGAACAACCCCAACAAAAATTACCCAATAAAAATACAGAACCTACATTGGGACTTGCTATACCTCGTAAAGATTGGTTTAGCCTTGCTAGTTGCAAAGGAAAAACAGAACTCATGTTCCCCAAACAACATAAGGACATTACATATATCGCACAAGCAAGAGCCATATGCAAAACGTGTCCGGTAAAAAATGAGTGTCTTGAGTATGCACTGGAGTTCCCGGCGGCAGATATGCATGGGGTATGGGCAGGACTAACTAGCAGACAGCTAGCCGCAGAGCAAAGAAGACGAAAGATAAAAGCCGTTCGACCAACGCTCGCACAAATGTGGGGAAACTGAAATAGCGACTTTCATAATACTGGGAGTTGTATTTGCCTGGATACTCTGGTGGACTTCATAAAGCAGCAAAAAAGGTCAAAATGTTTAGCCGCGCCCGGTTTTTTCATTTTTTAGAAAATTTTGTAATTACTAATTGCTAATTGTCAATAGTTGCGAGCACAACTACTTTCGGTTTTACTGGATGCGAATATTACAGGTCTCACAAAAAGACATGTTATTTAATTGGGTAATTTTTTTATCGCACTGCTTTTTGCCACAGGGTTCGAACATATGTTCGCCCCGGATGTAAGAGACTATTGTTTCCTCTATTGTCGGGATGGAGAACTGTGCGGAGCCGGCGCTGGGAATTCCTTTTTCTGTACGAATGAAATCCCATACGGCATACAGCACAACGTCATTGACCGATAGTCCCTTCTTGCGGGCATAGTCAATTATCTCGTTTTTTTGTTTGCCCTTCATTCGTACGTTCAGAATGACGTACTTATCTACAAAGCGGGTCTTCTCTGCTTTGCGGCCCACTTCAGACTGCGCTATCGCGCTCCACCAGAGCTTTGATGTAGTCGGTGAGGGTCAGGTCTACTGCCTGGGATTGGAAAATTAGTTTTTGTTTGAACTCTTTATTGACGCGCAGTGTGAGGGTTACTACAGGTTTGGTTGGCTCGGATACAGGGCGGCCAGGGTTTCGCTTCATACAGCGAATTTACTGCAATACGAAAGTCCTCATTGTAAGTACGATGAAAATTATTACTACCGCACGGAATACAAAACTAAAAGGGGAGTACGCAAGTTTGTATATTAAAGTTGTGGATATTAAAAAGGCAATTATATTAAACAGATTCATTTAGGTTCTTTTTTTTGGGTCACTATTGTTGGGTAATCTTTTTTGGAGGCGGGTCTGGAACGGCGTACTTGTCTTGTTCTAACTCGGCCACCACCTTCTCGTACGCCTGAGAGAAAACCGCACGGTCAGAGTTGGTGTGAAGGTTATATGCAGACTGGCCCATTGCCTTGATGGTGCCGGCGAGAGCAGCTGACACCTCTATCGATGGAGGCATACCGGAATTAACCTCCTGGGATAGGGTAATCCATTTACCCCAAGCAATAATAGGGTCATCAAAAGGGGGCACTTTAGTTGTGGTATCTATTGTGACCTTTCTTATTTCGCCTGGGCGCGGCATGAACTCTCTGGTTACCGCCATCTTGCGAAACGCCCTCTTGGCGTCTTGCAGTTCTAAGTCGTGCAGTAGCTCATACCAAGCATTGAGGGTGGTTGTTAAGTCTCCCTCCTTGTTAGGTAGCTCGGCTCTATAGGTGGCGTACACCTGGTCTACCAATTCGACAAGTTCTTCTTTGGTCATTCCTCTGCCCACTTAGATTTAGCTGACTTTGAGTTCGTTCCGTCATACAGGTCTAGGAACTTCTCTACATGAGCAGCGTCTCTAAAGATAATGGCAACGTCGTTGTAGACGGTCTTTTCTTTATTCTTGCCCATATGGAAGTCTGAGAGCAAACACCCATCAATGGCTTCCTTGCAGGTCTGGACGCTATATACAGCGATGGCCCAACGTATATCCCGCTCGCGTTTAATATCGAGTGTGGCGCGGTTACGGGCGGTCTTTGTTTTCCAGTACTCAAACACTTCTACCACCAGGTTCATGTTTACCTTTTTACCCAGCTGGATTTTCGTTTGGTTGTGGGCGCTAGGCCCTCTACCCTTTTTGTCAGTACTCATATTCACAATCTACTCGCTCTCTTCCGCCACCGTCAAATGCATTTATGAAAATGAACAGTATTTACCTTAAACCGTATTCTTAGCTTGTAGTGAGTTGAAGCTTTCGGCAGTTTCGTGGATGGTATCTATTGCGATGTTACCCGTAGTGTCACTTTGGAGGGGGGTGTGGGGGGAACCTTTAGATAAAGTTCTTGCCGCGCGCACACCAAATACCACCCCCTCAGGTGGTACATGAAAAAATCAAGTAGTTGATTGCTGGCCGGCAATCTATGAATTCATACTTTCACTCTATTGAGTTCCAGAACGGTAAAGCTACCAGGCTCTTCCACCACCGTCAACCTCAACCAGGGATTTTCTTCTTCGAAAACCAAAAAACATTTTCACGAAAAAAATAACGAGGAGCTGAATCACAAAAAAGATTTGTGATAAAGTTACGGGGCTTCCGACGGGTTTCCCCTTTCACCCCGAAAGAAGCAGCCTCCGGGTTGAGACTATTAATGGGTTGGTAGGTGACCTTCGATAGCTCCCCGGGGGCACTTTCGCTTTATTCACCCGGCTGTTGCTGGTTGCGATACTCTGTCGCGATGAACTTGCCGAACTCGTTTCGGTTGGCGGTTGGCTTGTTGTCGTTGTTCGACAATCTCGAGATAATGTCCCTGGTCTCGTTGTTGAGACTATTCCTGTGATAATTCGTAGGATGTTCGCGTCGGCTTTTCTGCTGCTTAGTATTAATGTATTTCTGAAATTCTGAAGCTAGCTCTTCCTGCAGCATCTTTTCTGTATTTTTTGGATTAACGAACTTGTTGTATTTACGACGTTTAAACCAGAGGCTGCCGTGGTTAACCAGGGAAAACATGGTCACTAGGATTGTCGCGACGAACGTTATGGAGAGTATTGTGGAAATTGCTGTTTTCATTTAGGTAGCCTTTTTGTGTATTTTTTGATTTGCCATTTCCGGAAGTTGTACCCCGTACGCCATAACGAAACTCTTTCGACAACTAAGCCGCGCAAATTATCATAAATAATTGCAATTGTTCCGTCGTTGACACGTGGTCTAACCCAGATAAAGAACCAGAGGACCAGGGATAGATATAGAAAAAAGAAGAAATTCATTCGTTCACCTCGAGCTCGTCGAGATACGTATCGCGCGCGCCGTCCATATGTTCCTGATAAAGGGAATTTATTTCCGCCGCGTCGAGCAGATGGCTATCGCGCTGATTTTCGAGAAAAGCGTGATACTCGGCAGCGGCTTCTTCGCGACCCGTCATTACTTCCCAACTTCCAGCAGCTCTTCGTGCTCGTTATTTAAACTTTCATACATCCGGGAAGACGACAGCAGCGCCATCATTAAAGCTGCGCGCGCCTGGATATCGTCCAGTCCTTCCATAACTTCGCTTAAATGTAGAATTCTTAATCTAATAGTGTCCAGAGCATCAGCTCTATCCTCAGGAGGTCTTGTTTCTCCTGAATCTTCAAAAAAAGCAGTAATTCGTATCTGCTTCATAATTTCTTCTTGTGTTTGGTCTTCCATTGTTTAGTACCTCTCTGGAAAGTTATCTACTCCGACCGGCGGAGCTTCTTGTTTTTTTTGATTTTATAACCAGCACGCTCGAGCTCTTCGATTATGTGCTGCGGGATACCTTCCCATATAGTGATTCCCCTGTGCACTAGTGCACGTGCAATAGCTGCGCGCTTGGGTCCCAGTTGATTAATGTCCTGGTTCATACACCACCGTCAATACTTTCTAGTTTGTTTCAGTTAAATCTAACAGAAACCAGCCGCGCTCCCACATCATGCCAATTGCTGAATATCCTATAATATCTAGGTACGTGTCGGCGACTGATTCGTTTTGCGCAGCGCCTCCTCTAGATAATTGAAGATTCTTGAGTCTTGCCATCTTGTCATGACATCTAACCAATATCCCTTGGCGTCCAAACCGAGCAATATTATGGTGACCGTAGTCCCTTTGCTTACGGATAAGGGTTTCAGTGATATCTTCGCGCAGCATCCAGCTTCCAAAGAAGCCCGCGGAAGACGAGTTAAAATTCTCAATTTCCGGATGATTGGCGGCCGGCGATAAATGATTCAAATTTTCACTTTTTATACCGCACGCAGCGGCCAACGTGCCAAGAATTTTCCATTCTTCGACCCAGTACATGGGGTCCGAATCGAACCATTTCGAATTATTCAGCATTCCCTCGAACTGAAGGTCCAGAATATTAAGGCCCTCGAGGATAATGTTCAAAAAATCGTCTTTTTCGACACCCGCAGCGGAGCTTGCCTGGCTGAGCATCCCTGATTCTTGAAGTTCTTTAAAATGTTTCTCAACGTTATCTACTCTGTCAAAAATCTCACAAACCACAATCTGCGCAGCTTCTTGCCACGACCTTGGCTCGCCTGGTTCCATCTCTTCCACCACCGTCAACATCTTTTTATCTCTCATTCCCCCGCTAGCAATTCGTCCCAGCTCTCGGGCGGGTTCGTTTGGATTTCCAGTCTAACCAGTTCAGCCAGATTCTCCAATTCCTCAATCCACCTGGCATCGGAAACTCCGCTGAGCCCCGGCTTTTCCTCTTCAGATTCGACCCGGGCAAGACACTCGGCGATGTAATCACGCGAGAAAGCTGCGGTTATCGACTTTTCATTGGAGCCGCGCATAAGTACTGGACCGCGGTTTCCATCCAAGGCTTCGGCTGGGACGTGAATTCCTGTTACTACGTACTCGTTATTGTCGGTAAAGATAAAAACAACGTTATTGTCCTCATCGCCGCTGCCCACCTGAGTGGCTACTTCTTCTGCTATTTCCTGCGAGATGTCTGATTTCATCAGCATCTGGACCAGGTCGTCCTTTTTTGGCTTTTTGTTTTTGCCTGCCGCGGGCTCCCAGTATTGTTCCATTTTTTCTCTTTTCCGTTAAGCGACGTATCGAGGGCCGCGTGCGTGATTTTTTCGTTTTTTCGACAGATATCCAGTGGCCGTCGTGTATAAATTTATCTAAATACAACCAGGCGTCTACTCGATGAGAATTCCTTTAAAAACCATGTAACCAGGCAGCGCCGATTCTCCGTCAGTTCTGACAATTCCAGAAACCCAAAAAGGTTTTGGATGAGGCTCGAGAGGGTCTTCCTCAATAACTGTTCTTACTGCAGCAATTGCGAGACCGCCTGCCTCCTCAGGCGTAGACGCATGTACATCCACCCCGACCATTACTTGGACACGATAGTTATTCATATTAATACTCGCATTTCTGTCCATCACAGCTGCCGAATTGTCGACAAAACATTGAATAATTAATGCAGTCTGGGTCACGTGAGTCCACAGTTTCTGATTGACTGCTGCGCTCCTTACGTTTTCCACGAGACTTACCTAGCTTGTAAGCAACTAAGTTAGTGACTAATCCCATGAGGGTAACCTTATCCGCCACCGTTGCTTTTGTCAACCTATATATTAATCATTCCCGTAAATAAAAAATGTAATTCTTCCTGCATGCGAACATACGTTCGTACTAGTGTGTCATCTATGGACAACGGTACAAAATTCAGTATTTATAAGGCAGCTCTCGAGCTGTACATTTCCGAAAACGGAGATTCTAAAATTTCATCAAGTTATGTTGATAAAAATCAAGAAAAAGAAATCTCACTTGGAGCTTGGGTTGGTTACATCCGGCAGAGATATCGTAAAAATCAACTTTCTGCAGCACGTATCTCCGTTCTGGAGCAAATTCCAGGCTGGTCGTGGGGTCCTTTTCAACCGGGTCCTCCAACCGATACTGAAAGAAACGAATCAATTCGTCAAATGAGAATTCAGGGATTATCCCTTAGGCAGATTGCCGATGAATTTGATTTGAGCCGCCAGAGGGTTCATCAAATAGTTAAAAAAATGAAACTGCCTAACTAGCAGCAGGCTCTTCCACCACCGTGAATAGGATTTAGGCACAGAAAAATGAATGACAGATTTGATAAAGACGGAAAATATTCTTTTAAAGCCAAGAACAGTTTTCCGAGAGTTATGAGAGATACGCCAACAGCCCCGAGGGTTGCCGCCGCTGGCGGGGCTCATGCCAAAAAAGAAGGAAATGTGTTTGCTGGATTCATTCTGCTTGTTGTCACACATGCTGCCTTGCTGTTCCTTGCTCTCGCTATCGCACACTCGGCTGGACTCGTGAGCGTGAGCGTGGGCGTGTGGGATTCCTTTGGCTTGGCAGTACTGTATGTGGTGTGGCGTTCGTTTGACTCAAATATCTTCGGAGCCAATCGCAAGAAGTAACTGGCGTAGAAAGAGTTATCTACTCTTAGTGTTGCCATGCAGATAGCGAACGAGACGAGCGTGTAAGGCTCTGTGAGCAACGCAAGAACGAGTAGCAGTATTTCCATGACTACTTCCTATCAGCGAGTTCAGCAAGAACGGACACAATGTTGTTGCCTTCATTGCATGTCAGGTTCTCGTAGTCCTCGTACGCCTTCTGTGGCGTGTATGTGTCTGTGATTATCTCGTCTCGTATCGCAGAGTAGTAGCGCATTGCGGTTGTGATACTTGCGAACAAGTCATCTAGTAATTGTGATTCAGTTGGCTCTGTCATAAAAATCCATTTTTTCGTAGTAGTCAATTTTGTTTATCCCCCCTGCCACCACCCCTCACGCAGAATCAAAGGAGTATGAAACTTCTACGCTTGGGGTAGTGGTGGTACATAGAGTAGATAACTCCATGCACCGTCTCCGTTCAGGGGTGATGGTGTCCTGTCGGAGCCACCACCCCTGTCGGGAAAACTTATCTACTCTTCTTTTTCGGGGAGAGGTACGCCCATGTAATTTTGGTAGGTGCGGTGGAACATGTAAGGATACACGCTGTGAGCCTTGCCATGCACTTTCAGATTGCGTAACTGCTCTATCGCTCCCTCAATGTGGGGAACAACAATGAAGTTGTGCTGGCGAGCGTAAGTAATGCATTGCATTGACAACAGTTCAGAGAACCCGTCATGCGCTCCACAGACTCCACCATCTGTCACCCATACAAGAGGTGTGTTCTTGTACTGGCGATTCTTTACGCCCCACTCAATCGCAGGAAAGTCCACGCCGTTACCGTGTCCGTAGTCAATGTATTCCACATTCTCAACCATCTTGCCTTTGTCAGCAACTACCCACATGTTCGGCATGTCTTTCCTGCCTCGGTCAGAATAGATAGCCACTGTTGCGCCTTGTGCGTTCTCAATGATTTCTGCAATCTGTTCAGTAGTGAATGACATAGAACCACTTGCGTCAATGATTACCATTCCACCACTGCCACGAATCGTCTTGTCAAAGACACGCTTCGCAGGGTCAGTCATGTAACGGTGTAGTCGGCGTGGTCTGCGCCCCATGTTCGTAGCAATGCGCTTCTTGCCCATTGAGCCGTAGTGGTGGCGTGGCATTGGTTCACGACTGATAATAAGTTCAGCCCAACCGTGTGCGCCACCAGCAGGTGCAGGAGAGATTTTGCCGTGTGGGTTTCCATCTTTGTCACCCTCTTTGGATTCCTCGTACTCGGCGTGATGTTCCTCTTTGCTTTCGCCTTCGGACTTATCTACTCCCTTTGCCTCGCCTGCCTTGCCCTTTGGGTTTGGGTTCTTTGGTGGTGGTGGGAATGTGGCAAGCCTGTCCACCCATTCTGCAAGACGCTCGGTGTGAGTGAATCCGTATGGAGCGATACCTTCGTAAGTGTCGGTACTTGCGAGTGTGCGTCCACTGTGAGATTTACGCATTTCTTTCACTGCTCGTTTGCCGATAGTCACCAATGCTTCACCCCACTCACGATTGTGCCTGCGGATTCCGTTCAGGAATGTCTTGTGACCAGCGGTGTTCGCAGTAGCGATACACATAGCAACTGCGCCTGCCCAATCGTTTGACTTCGCAAGGTGTTCGCCAGTTGCCAATTCACTTCCGTCAGACAGAAACTTCTTGACATCAAATCCAGCAGTTTGACACAAGTAGTTCACTCGCAATTCCTCTACAACAATCATCGCTGTCTCGGAAGCAATACTGCGTCCTACCCATTGAGTCATCTGTTCAGGTGTCGGAGATATTTTCGCATGCATCATTTCATGTCCACGCACTACACGCTCCATTTCACCATCGGTTGATGGTGCGAACATGACACGGTTGGTCAAGTCGGTGCAAGGCTCGCCACGAACGGGCAGACAATCTCTAACTGTCCAGCGTTCGTGTTCCATGTCCTTGCGTCCGAGCATGTTAGGTTCAGGGCGGTGCGCCCCCCTTTCAGAGTTATCTACTCTACTGGGGAACGCCTTGCCCGTACCTGTGTTGATAGCAGGTGAGTAAGCCATTGCTATTTCACTCCGTCCACTGCAAGAGCGTCAAGAATCTGCTTGGCACGATTACCGAATGTGAGTTGGCATGCTCGTTCCATACCGACTGCCTTACGCAGTTTGTCAAGAGCCATGAATGCTCGCAATGAGATACGAGCCTCACCACCGTCAGCCATACGGACTGCGTATCCACGCAAGTCAGGAGACAAGCGGAGAAGTGCGTTCGGGTGTGGCTCGTTGATACGAACACGGATTGGGAAACGGTCAGCGAGTGCTGTTGGCAGTTCGCTCATGTTCTCAATGTTCGTGGTCATCACAGCAGAGAAGCCTTCCAATGGGCGCACCAGTTCACCACTTTCAGGGTGTTGGAATGTTGCGGATTCAGGTGAATCCAACATGGCGAGCAGTGTTGCGAAAACATCGCCACCAGCCTTATCTACTTCGTCCACGATGAGACGACCACCTTTGGTTCCGTTGCCTTTCCATGCTTTGAGAGCAGAGCCGTCAAGCCATTGGAAGCCACCTGATGATGATGGCATGAAGCCACCAGTTACGTCCATGTTTGTCATGTCCTCGGTGCAGACTAGGCGGTGTGCGCCAGCCTCAATGTCTCCGAATGACAGACCAGCATAGGTCTTGCCTGTTCCAGCAGGTCCGAACAGAATAATTCTGTCAATTCCTGAGTCAAGTGCGTCCTTGACATCTTTCCAGCACTGTGGCAGTGCCTCTTGGGTGGTTGTTACTGTATCCATTGTATTGCTCCTTTGTAAGCGTTGTTGGTTGGACAAACTCACCATACCACCTTCGGTACAGACTTCCCTAATCTATTGACAGACTTATCTACTCTGTTTGGCGAGGAGTTATCTACTCTGTTTGCGCCCCTTCCACCACCGTCAATGTGTTGGACAGTTCCGCTTCCCTCTTGCTCGGCTCGGTGCGCTTGCGTTGCGCCGATTTATCTCTCACCCCCCCGTTCTCTGCGCCTTGTGCCTGCGCCCCCTGTGGGCAACAGCCCCGGGGGGAACCAAGCGAAGCGGGGCTATTGTCTAAAAAATAGAAAGTTATCTACTCTCTTATTTCTTCCTCTGAACATCAGCCACTTGCCACAAACCTTTTTTGATTTTTATGAACAGTGGAGATTCGCTGACATATTTCAGTGTCGTCTGATATGAGAATCCAGCAATCTCAACAAGTTGGTCTGTGGAGAATTGTTCGCCAGTGTGTTCGGTAGTCCACTTGTCAAATGCTCCCCATTTATCTTTGCGCTTTTCGGGCTTACTGTCCTCGGCTTGCTCGTCACTAACAACAGTAGATAAATACTTTTTTATGAACGATGACATCACATCTGTACCTAGCGAATAATGTTTCAGCATTGCTACTGGACTTCCGTTGCGTCCTTCTCTGTGCCACTTCTCCATGATGTAAAGACCACGAACAGTCTCACTCATTTGGTATTGCTCTGCACTCTGCTTCATTCGTGCTTTGTCTGTTTTGTATTTCTTGTAGAACGAATCATGCATACGCTTGTTCTCTTCATTTACAAACTCAATCGTGAAGTTCATTTTTATTCCTTTTTATTTGACCCTAATGGAGTAGACAAGCCTGAAAGGGGGAAACTTATCTACTCCAAACTTAGTGGGTGATTTTTTATTTTATTAGAGAGTATCAGAAACGCTCACCCTTACAAAAGAGAGAAAGCGTCACCCTCTTCTTCTATCAAGCCAAGAATGCTGCCGTTGTCCCACAGTACATGGACTGTTCCAATGTCATCTATGTCCATTACAACACCTTCGTCTCCGTGTTGTAGTTTCGTGTAAGGGTCGGTGCATGCATCAAGCCTGACTCGCTTACCGATTAGGTCTGTTTTTGTTCTCATGCCGGTACTTCCGTTTCTTTGTTTAGTAGTTGGCGAATGTCTAAGAGCATGTCCATCATTTCATGTGATGACACATTGTCTCTTCCTGAACAGTTGGCTATTGCCTTGTCCACTAGGGCGATTACTTCTTGATTCATGAGTTATCTACTCTCCTTTATTTCTCTTGGGTGCTTTTTTGAGTATGTCTGTGTATTTGAGAGTCTGTGTAGCGATGTTCATGTATTGAGCAGTAGCAATCATTACATCAACCAAGCGTCCGTACTCGTCATTGTCGTCATACGGGTAGGAAGTAAAGAACGGCTCATCAAATGTCGGTACACCCGTGTCGTCATAGCGGTACATGTTGGCAACGCCCCATACGCCAGTCATGTTCCAATCAACGGCACTCATCATTAGTCCTTCACGAACATCGGTGAATGGGTTTTCTTTGTATTCCTTCTCCAAGTCACCTTTGTTCATTTTCTTGACTTCTGACTGGTCTGTCTCTTGTGACAGGTCTTTGCCGTAGCCCTCAACAACTACTGCAATGAACTCAAACTTGCGAACAGGTAGTGAGCGAACAACATCATCGTAAGCGTCATACATGTCCTCTTTGTGAATCAACGGAACCATTGCCACCTGATAAGGCTTAGACAGGGAGAGTTCTTGCTGGTTGATGAGGCAGGCTTCGTGTTCCTCGTTATTTTCCTCAATACTCTCAAAAGCAACCAAGAATAATGGTGGATTATCTGACATTGGTTCGTCCTTGCAAACTTCTGTCTTTGCGTAGACGCTTCTGTAAAGAAGGTCTTTCAGAATCTTGGTGATGTCATCATCAAGGTCTTTGTTTATTTTTTGTGATTTCACTGTATGCCCCTTTCAGGCTCGTGGTGTTACTGGAAACCATACCATGCTCGGTACAGACTTCCAAATTGTTATCTACTCTGACAGGCAAGGGTCGGTACAAGCCCTTACATGCCAGCATTACTATTTGTTTCCTAGGAGACTGTTCATGGACACTCCAAGTGCGTCCCCTACAAGAAGTAGGGTCTCAACGCTTGGTGCATAGCGTCCGTTCTCAACACGATTTACAGTTTTTCTGTCCAAGCCTGCACGATTAGCAAGTTCTAATTGTGACCAGCCCATCTTGGTTCTGTATGTTCGTACTGATTCTGAAATGTTTTCCATGGATTGTGTGTTTTTTGTAGTTCCCATTTGGGTTCTCTTTTCTTTTGTGTAGTTATCTACTCTTATTTAGACTGATGAAATAAACGGCTGTGGCATTTTTCCTTTCTTTTCGCACCGTTTGATGTATGCGAGATGTTTTGGGTATTCGGTCATGACAGTTACAAGTTCGTCATCACAGAGTTCCACTAAGTGATGTTCCCATTCACTAAACGATTCGTACCAATCTTCCTCGTCCTCGGACAAGTTGGGATTTTCAGGGTCGTTTGCTTTTTTGCATTTTTCGTCAAGTTCAGGCGTGAGCATCTGGGGGTCACGCCCACCTTCCTCAATGACCTCTCCATTATGAAAGAAAGACCACGCAACAAAGGCGCTGGATTCCTCTGTGGAAACAACTCCGAACATTAGTTGTGGGTACATGGCAGAAATCTTGCAAATTAGACCATCACATGGACTCCACGCAGATTCGTAACGCATGGAAAGGTTTTTCTCCTTAGAGGTTGGGTCGTCTATCTCTACATTGCATGCGCCCCATTTACTACCCCATGTTGCAACAGCGTCTAAGTATCCATCAAATCCGTCACTTTCGGTACTGAACGCAGTAAATACTTTTTCTACTCCGTCAGGGGTGGTGGTTTTGACTTCCTTTGACGCCCGAGGGTCAAGTGGTACGAGTTGGTTCAGGTCGTACTCAACGACAACTCGTGATTTGTCTCCCTCAACCTTGACATCGGCAACTGTGATGTCGTTGACGAACTTGGCGAGTTCTCTTTTTGTTCCTTTGATGGTCATGTAGTTGTAACACCAGTTAGGCATCTCTTCCTCTTTCAGTAGGTTTCTTCACACAGCGTACCACCCGTGGCACAGACTTCCCCTAGCCCTCTTCCACCACCGTGAATGGGTTGGACAGAGTTATCTACTCTCTTTCCGTCTCGGCTCGGTTTCGTTTCGTTCTTCGGATTTATCTCTCATCCCCCCCGTTCATCCTGCTCTGCTGTTTCAGCAAGAGCCCCGGGACGGACCAAGCATGGCGGGGCTGTTCTCAAAAAGAAAGAAAGTTATCTACTCTGATAGAGAGGCGTAGATAAGTGAGACGCTGACGAACGAGTGTCCCTCGTTGCTCCTACGTCTCACGAACGAGAGCATCTGCCACATGCTCGGTACATGCATGAACACTGAATCAAGAGACCACCCATACATGTCAAAGTCACATGGCTCCATTGGTTCAGGGGCGAATGAGATAACCCTCACTGACGGTGTGCGCTCCCACGACCAGCGAACACGACATTCAGACCCGACCAGTATCAGGTCTCTATGAAACAGTGCGTGACGAATGTAGGACATCAAGACAGAGAAATAGATACCGATAGTCGTCCACATGAGTTATCTACTCTTACTTGTGGGGAGATAATCCATGGCGGGTGTCTGTCTGTCTGCTACGGACATTGACGCAACCTTCACCACGAGAAGCGAAAGAGTTTCTAGCAATTTGCGCTCGGACACATCGTGTTCTAAAGCGACCCAATTAGCAATACTTTCGTACTCGCTCCAAATAATTTGCAGCGCCTCTATTGCAGTAGTAGCGAGAGTGTAATAATTCTCCCAAATCAACTCTGCCAATTCATCCTTAAAAATTACTTCCATGGTCGCTCCTCCATACAGTCCTCACAAATCCAGGCACGATTGTATTCATGCCAAGTGTAGTTGGATTCAGGGTCGTCCCTACCACAGTAGAGACATTCATCGGGTTCTGTTTCTGTTACCACTTATCTACTCTCTTTCTACGGCAACTCATAGGACGGAATGAATCTCTGATTGAACAACTCTGCCCACTCCCATTGTGATTCACGATGTCCGTAGAGACCTGCGTCAATGGCACGAGATGTGCGATTGTCAAACTCTACGATGGTGGTGTCCTTCTGTCTGAGAACCTGACCCACATCTTTCGCTGTTAGAGCGTCCTGTGCGTCTACGATTGCTACTACTGCGTCAGCAGTGTGAGTGGTTTCGAGTGCCTCTGCTCGCAATGACAGGTATGAGTTGCGAACCACTGCTACACGGAATGGCACATAGTCAAAGTAGGTGTTCTTCTTGCCACCAAGTAGACCGGTGTCAATAACTACGAAATCGTAATGAACTCCACGCAGATTGCTCACCTCGGAAAATGGCGCATTCACGATGGTGATGTCCTTGTATGTCTGTTCGCCTGATGACGGAGCCAGTCCAAGAATGAGCGTGTCATCGTTGTTCGCTGATGTGTCAATGAGCAACACTCGTTCAGGATTGGTCTTGCCCAATGCCAATGCGATTGAGCAGGCTACGGTACTTGTGCCTACTCCGCCCTTGCGAGCGCTTACTTCTATTACTTTCATGAGATACCCCTTTCAGGTATGGCAGTTGTTGCCAAACACAATGTACCACGATGAGTACAGACTTCCAAATAGTTATCTACTCTCATTCTTTCGCAACACAGAGAGACCGTTCTGCCCCCGACTTATCTCTCATCCCCCCGTTGTTCGCTTTCTCCCCCTTTGAGTGAAAAGCCCCGCTTCGCTAGGTTCCTGCCGGGGCTATCTGCCAAGAGTGCGCCTGTGGGGGAGTGAGAGATAACCGACAGATTGGTTGGAAACACGGCGAGCTGAAAAGTTATCTACTCTGACGAAAGGCTGGCCGTGTTGGTAAGAGAGTAGATAAGTGAAAGTCCCCGTCAGGGGGGGACTGACGGGGACTTCCGATTAGGGGAACTTAGGACTGTGCGCTAGTTGCTCTTGGTTGCGCCTGACTGTACGAACTGCTGGATTGCGTTAGCGAGTGAACCGCTTGCGCTACCTTCGTCTGTGATTACATCATCAGGCTCATCAGCGAACCGCAACACGCTGGCAACGCTCTGACGGTTAGCGATACAAGACAGACGAACACGACGACGCTCTGCGTGTTGTGAAGGTGCTTTGTCAATGTTGCCGTCAGGATTGAGTGGTGCAGCCCAACCTGTCGTGACGATAAGTGTCCAAGCGTATGCGCTTGCTACCAAGGCGTTGTAGTCATTGTCAAGCAGGTCATACACATCAGCGTGAGACTCAATGAACATGAGTTTCGGCGTGCCTTCGGCTGTGTAATCCACACCGTAAAGGTGTGCGCCTTCCATGACGAACGGAGTTGGCTCGTCTCCCTTTGAGAGTAGGGAGTGTATTTGACTCTCTATCTCTACTGCTATTGCTACTGTGTCCATTGGGTACCCTTTCATTGGTGTTAGTGGAACACCGTCAGCGTACCACACACGGGACAGACTTCCCCGAGTTATCTACTCTGTTCTTCCACCACCGTCATTGTGTTGTGGCGTGGTGACACACTTCCCGTTCACTTGCGCCTCGCCGTACTTATCTCTCGTCTCCCCCGTGTGCGCCTGCTTTGCCCTTTCGGGCAATAGCCCCGGGCGAACCCAAGCGCAGCGGGGCTGTTCCCCCAAAGCAAGGCAAGAAAAAAGTTATCTACTCTACTCACCCCCGAGAGAGCAAGCAGAGTAGATAAGTCTCGGGTGAATTAATCAGATAGGTGGTACTGCCCACCACGCCGTTCGTATTGAGCCGTAGCCTCGGTGATGGTCTCACGGTAATCGCCGTTCTCCATGTGCCAGCCCTCTGGACGGTCAACGGCGTTCCACACTGCGAACGGGTGGAGCGTGTTGTGTGGCAACAGACAGAGAACCACCCACACGGCGTAGGCGTCAATATCAGACGGGCGAGATAGCCAGCATGCGAGAATGGTGACAGGGTTACTGCCACTGCTAGGGGTGAACGAGTCACCCACTTTCAGTATGCGCATGGGGTATGTCTCGGTAGGTGACTTATCTACTCCCATGTTCTTACCCTTCCCCGTTGAGCCATGCGTTGATTTGCTCATCGTCCATTGGCACGATGGTAGGTGCAAAGTCCATTTCGGAAATTGCCTTCGCAAGCATTGCTTGGATTACTTCGCTTTCCGCAATTTCTTTTGCAAAGTCAAAGAAGCGTCCTGATGTGAACGCAACGGGCACATCGTGGTTCTCTCCGTCATACTCGCCTTGCTCATTGAGAGAGCCGATAACAACACAGTCACCCACAAGTGGACGCTGAAACAACATGGACGCCACAGCGTTCAGGGGGAGACCGATAAGCAAACCTTCATCGTGGACATAGCCAACGATTTCCTCGCCTCTTACACAGTCAAACCAACCACCCACGATTTCGTGAATGAGTGTGTGACCGTCCTCGGTTGGAATGTCTTGTGTGAATACCTCACCACTAGACCTAATTACTACTGCTGTTGCCATTGCGTACCTCTTTCGTTTGCGGATGACATGTGAAGCGTACCACTCGTAGTACAGACTTTCACAACTTGGACTTATCTACTCTGAACCTGCCGAACCAATGGGGGCTTGCGCCCCCACTAATTACTCGGCTTGATTAGGCAGTCTTGGCAGTCGGCTTGACTGCACCCTTCGCTGGTCGTACAAGCACTCGTACAGATGATGTGACTGATACAACGGCTTTGATGACCTTGGTAGGTACTTTGCCTTCACGAACTGCTCTGTCCCATGCTGGCGTGTCCACGCTTGGCTTTGTGATGGTACGGAACAATGGTGCGCTGATTAGGTCACGCAACTTCTCAATGTCAAATGAACGACGGTCAGACGGGCTGAGTTTGATGTTGATTTCAGCGTAGTCAAGTGTCTCAACACCATGCTTTGCGTACACGGCAACCAGTAGTTCTCGTGCTTCCTCGTGAGCCTGCTCGGCTTGTTCTTTGGCTGTGAGAGCGTTTAGAAACGCCTCGGTTGCTTTGTCTATTTCCTTGTTCATTGGATACCCTTTCACTGGTAGATGAACGCCACACGCCGTGTTGCTTGTGGCTTGCCACAAGCATACACCCCTTGCCACAGACTTTCCAACATTGCTTGACAGAAAGTTATCTACTCTCATTCCGAGGCTTCTTCCACCACCGTGAATTGGTTGTGGTGATGTCAGGGATTGTCTTTCCGTTCGCCCTCACGAGCAGGACTTATCTCTCACCACCCCCGTCGTCTCCGCTTTTCCCTTTTTGGGAAAAGCCCCGGGGACAACCGAGCGCAGCGGGGCTATTCCCCCGAACGAACAAAAAAAGAGAGGGGGGAGTTATCTACTCTCTAATAGAAAGGGGTATGAAAGTAGATAACTCCGAACAGGCTCGCCCTGCGTGGTGGTGCTAGGGGCGAGGCGAGGTGATGGGCAGGTGAACGGTCTGCCATGTGTCTAGTTGTGTGCCGTAGATTGACACGAGCCTGCTGATGACTTCCTGAATGTCACCTGAACAATGACGGTGAGCAATGTTGTACAGAGTGTCCCCACTTTTGATATCCACGATGTGCGTGTCACAAGAGAATGAAGGCTGTTGTATTACTTCATTCAGTCCCCACCAGCAAGCACCTAGCAAGGTGATGACTAACGGGATAGAGATTATGAAACGGCGTAGAGCGTACTTATCTACTCTCATGCTGTTACCTCTTTGATTGCGATTGTGTCCCAAGCGTGACGGCTTAGAGGTTCAGTCGTGAGTAGGTGTGTCGTTTCATCTCTGACGATTGTGCGAACTTCCAAATAGTCGTGATGAATAATGTACACATAATCACACCACGCAAAATCTGTATCTGTATCCGTGAACAATGCGTAAGGGTCGTCTAGTTCTATGTCTGTGTGTGCGTATCCGTAGCCCTCTATTAGTGCTTTGTCCTCATAGAGATTAGGCTCGCCACTTTTTGCCATTGGTTCTACTTGTGACCATGAAGCCGTATCGGTGATAAGTGTCTTGATGACCTTATCTACTCCATCTCTTGCTACTAATTCGCCTAATACATAAGTCATTCGCTCTGGGTAATTGTCCCAATGTGAATACCTGCCTTGCCATGTGCCAGCACTCTCTGATGTTGAGTGTGCCACGATTGCTCGTGTTGCCATTTGTGTCCCCTTTCATTTGTGAACACCCGTATCGTACCACCACTAGGACAGACTTGCCAAAGTTATCTACTCTCAATAGTTCCCACCCGACAAACCCCACAGGAGTACGGTTATCTCTCAAACCCCCCGTGTACGACTTTCGCCCCATTCGGGGAAAAGCCCCGCTATCAGGGACAAAAATAAGTGGTGAATAATGACAATTTATTTATGGGATTACGAGAAGCGATTGGCTCGAATAGAGCAACTCACTCGCGAGGCGAACAGGCTCACTACTCTTGTGCGTGAAGCCAATGACGAAACGCGAGCCATTCTTGCTAGGTCTAAGTTCGGGCTCGTTTCGGACTTATCTACTCCCATTACAGAGTAGATACAAAAAACGGGCTAACTCACCATTTGGCAAGCCAGCCCGTTTTTAGGGGTGAAGCACTCTTATGGAGTGAAAGGGGGTTAGAGGTACTTCACCACGCTGTGGTAGGTACTTGTGGACACTACTTCGTTGTCACACATTTGTAATACGCGAATGGCACTTTCCAAGGCGTCTTTGTCTGCGCGGTATTCCCACTCGCGGTAGGTATCAGGGCTTTCAGGCTTCGCGGAGATAACAGAATTAGGGACTTCTAGTACGAGTTCTACTGATGTTGTAGTGGTACTCGCGTCAGAACCGTGACGGTAGAAGTGTGTCTCGCTTGCTTTTTTGGCTTTCGCTTTGCCGTTCTTTACGAGTGCTACAACTGCTTTCACAAAATCGGCTTCCCATTTTTCTTGCGCCTTTTTGTAATCGGCTTCTGTTTTTTCGTTTTTTGAGAAGCGTACTTCACGCTCTGCTAACGCTTTTTGTAAGGCGTCAATAAGAACACTTACTTTCACCTTCACGCTGATATTTTTTGTGGACATTTTTCTCTCCTGCCAGCAGGGTTGGTAGTTGCTGACCTGTGAACTGTACCAGCGTAGGTACAAACTTCCCAAACTTATCCCTCACCCCCCCGTTTATTCTTTTTAGTTTATGGAGATAGCCCCGGCTGTTCGCCGACAATGGCGGGGCTGTTCCCCAAAAGGCGAGCCGAAGGCGCATGGGGGTGATGAGAGATAACTCCATCTCCTTGCTGGGTCAATGAGAGTAGATAACTTTGCTGGGCGTTTGACATTCCGACACGCAACGCCCCTTGTAATAAGTATGACTACTTACTATTCACGAACCCCACTCCCGTACACGCTCAAACCACGCCACGAATGGAACAGGCGTGACTTCTTTGATTACGAGGTGGACTCGTATTGCCGTTGCGCTACCCGTGTTCGCTATCGCTCTCGTGAGTGGCACGAGTTCACAGAACGCTTCCTGCCGTATTGCGAGGACTGGAACGGTTGCTGGGTCGCAGAGGAAGCGTGGCACGAGTTCACGCTCTACCTCATTCTCCCCGAGGGCGAGTACACCCCCGAGGAATACCCCGAGGGCTGGCACTTCCGTAGAGGACACTAGACAGCGTTATCTACTCCCATCACGCTAATGAGAGTAGATAACTTCGGGCTATTCGCTTTCGCACCTGCCACACAGGTAGTCAGCACCCCAAGCGTCACCCACATAGGTGCCGTGCTTGCAATACAGGCTGGCTTGATATTCACGCTCACGGTTCTCACGGGCTTCACACGCCTCGTAGTACGCCTCATAATGCTTCTCACAGCGTGGGAAGGTAACGAACGCACCCGAACGGTAGTAGCGCACAGGAATAGTGATTTCGTAGTTCACAGAACCGTCACAAGGCGAGTCAGGATTGTCGTAATCAAGGCAGTCCTCATGCGTCAGCACGGGCGTATCTGTGTCGTCTAATTCATTCATGGCTTAATCTCCGTATCCGTAGGCAGAACGCTCGTAGCGAACGCTCTCCTCGCTCTCACACAAGCCCTCAATGGCTAGGTCGTAACACTCGGCGCAGTACGCACCGTCAAGGCGTGAACTTACATTTGCCTCGTAGTAGGCGAGTTCGCACTCACACTTTGCACATACATCATTCATGACGCTCACACCTTTCCTGCACAGGTGCTACCCATGCCTCTAGCAACGCTCTTAGGGTCAGTCAGGTCTGCCCCACAGATAACGCACATTGAGAAATGTTGCCCAAGTTCAGCGCACTCGGGAACGGTCATACGCATACTCGCAGTAAGGCGATAGAACGCACCGCCCTCAAATACGAAACGGTCTGATTTCGTTGCACCCTCGGGAACGAAACGCATTGCGTACATTGCTGTTTTTTGCTTATTGTGCTTGACACGGTAAACGGTTTCGCCGTCACGGTACATACCGATTTCGGTAACAGGGTCAAGGCTCGCTTTTGCGCTATTGCGGTCACGCTCAATACCTCGCAGAACAGCGAGTATTTGCTTCTCGGACAGAACGCCCTTGCTCTCAAATTGCATGAACAGGCTTTTGTAAAAGTCATTGCGAGTATGGTTATCTCGCAAGTAGTCATACGCCTTGTCAAAGTCGGCTTGTGTGGTCATGATTTCCCCTTTCAGTTGGAACGCCCTAACTGTACCACCGCTGGAACAGGCTTCCCATAGTTATCTACTCTGTTTGCTTGCGAGTTATCTACTCTCAAAGTCAGCCCCATTGCCCCCGTCTGAACCCCCTCGCAATCACACTTATCTCTCCTCTCCCCCATTTCGCCAGCACTCCCATTCCCAACGGGGCTCTGCCTCCTGCTTGCCACCCCTTTGGGGTGAAAGCCCCGGCTGTCACCGACTAACGCCCCCGCTTCGCGAGGTTGTTCTCGCATGAACGGGAGCGGGTCGTGGATTATCTACTCGGCGTAATCCAGGCGGTACTGCTCGTCCTGTTCTTCTTGCGTCATGTGCTCCAGGCTGATGGAGCGGTGGCCACCTTCGCACTGCCAACCAACCCGTACGCCGTTGCGGATGACGTCTGAGACCTTCGCACCGCAATCAACGATTGCGTAGCGGTTGCCTGACTCTGCAGCTCGTTCGCCAAGGCCTTCCCAGTAGTCGAACTCGTATTGGGCGTTCTCTTCATCCGAGAGCTCGGGAATCGGAGTGAACGGGAATGCTGCTTCCCAATTCTTTTCCACGAGCCAACCACAGCGATTCGCTTCTTCGCGGTCACGGGCGTTCGCTTCCAGGGCTGCATTGCGCTCGCGGTCACCTTCCTCAATTATCCAGCCGTAGACATCGTTACGAACCTCGTTACGCGCTTTGACTGCCTTGACCGCTTGCTTTGGTGTGAGCGCCTTCTCTCCGTCCCAACCGAAAGCTGCTACGAGCTCCTCGTCTGAGAAGCACTCGGCCAGCTCGGACTCAAAGAATGTCTGTGGGTCTGTGTAAGCAGGTAGCGCCTTGATGGCCTCTACGACTGCTGTGTGATTTGGGTGGGTGTTCATGTGTGCTCCTTGTTGTTTTGGCTTTTTAATTTTAATTGTACAAAGCGTGGTACAGACTTTCTTATTTCCTTCTAAAACCCTTTGCCTGTAACGAGTGGCGTTTAGCAACCCGTCAGTTTCGTTACAAACACAAACACGCGTTATCTACTCTTGTTGCCTGGCTTTTTGCCAGCTCCGCGCCCAGCTCCCTGGTTATCTCTCAAACCCCCGTCCGCGGCAAGTCCAGCGCAGAAAACGGAGCCCCGCTCCGCCCCGACTGTTGCGGGGCTATCGGATTCCCTATCCATACGAGACTTTTCTCGCATGGACGGGAGACGATGCCGGGGAGTTATCTACTCTCAGTACCTTCCGTCCAAAATCATTTTTTTGTAGTCCGTAAACATTTTAAGAGCATCGTTATGACTGTCAGCATCGTCAAGTACGGGGTCATGAATAATGGATTTGTCTTTCCAGATAACAATCTTGTAGCACTTAATGACACAGTGTGTATCCGTCCCAATGCCATAGGCCATGTACTCGCAATAATCTGCGTGGATTTCTAAACGAGATTTTTCGTTTTCCCATGTGTCCACCACATCGGTGCCCAGCGACGTTCCGATAAAACTCAATTCACGATTGCCTTTATTCGCCCAATCTAACGCTTCATACCACTCATCAAAACTTGTGTAACTTTTATTTTTCATTGGCTGCCCCTTTCACTTGGCTGCCATAAACATACCACACGAGGTACAGACTTCCAAAAGTTATCTACTCTGTTGCTTGCGCTCAACGTTGCCTGTGAATAATTTCAATCGGACATATCTCTCGTCTCCCCCTCCGTGACTTTCTCCCTTCGGTCGAAAGCCCCGCTGGTGCGCGCGATGCGAAAAAAAGGGTATGATTCTCACAGCCAGCGCGAAGCTGTCGCGTAACGTCAAGGAGAAAACTGTGGGAACACCGAAGAAGAAGTCAGTCGAAAAGAAACCGGCCAAGATAAAGGCCGCAGTCAAGAAGAGAATTGCTCTTCCACGTAAGACAGTAAAGCCAGTAAAGATTGCGTCTACAAGTACGTCTAGTACGGCGTCTATTACAACAGTGAGAGTTACTCCTGTTACAAAAGTGAGCAGCACGTCTATTAACCCAGGCACCAAAATCTCCTACAAGTCTGAAAAGAAGTAGACGTGGGGAAAGATGCGTGGGGATTCGACCCTGCCGCTATGATGGCCAGGTTAAGAGAAGGAGAAAAAATGACTTTTGATGAATGGATGAAAATTGGCCTGGATTCCGGATGGTGCGGCCCACCGGTTTGTTACACCCATGATGGGTTACCAATGTCCGAAGAAGAAGAAGAAGAATTCGAAGAGGGAGACCCATGCATACACGTAATTCGCATGTACGAGAGCGAAGAGCACAGGCAATTGGTAGAGGACGCGCACTCGCCGAGCCAATGGCGCAATCATTACTCGAAGGATTAGATACTCTCGCAGCGCTACTTAGACAGAGCGCAATGTTTCATTTATTGATGAGCTTGTTTGCCGGATACATGGGGTTGATTACTAATTCAGATTTCCTGGCAACAATTGTTATTGCTACCGGTGCGTTCTGTTCCCTCAACGCGCTACATCTCGCGCGCCTACAAGGATTAATAGAGTAGATAAGTAAATTCGCCTTTTTATCGGGGCTCCCAACACTTCCAGGCCAAGTAGCGGACATTGCACGGGGGAGTGAGAGATAACTTGAGAGTAGATAACTTTTGGAAAGTCTGTACTGTGCGTGGTACATTTGTGTCGTACCAGTGAAAGGGGACATAATGAGGACATCAACCAAGGCAAAGTGTGAAGCTTTTGCTAGGGCCAATAGGCTAACCATAACGGTTCGTAGATTTAATGGCGTTTGGTATTCAGTGGATTTACCAGAGGGTCTAATCACCGAGAGTGGCAACACTGGTAAAGGTGGTGATACTGATGGTGAGGACTACACGATGCCCGAAGTATGGGGAGCGATTATGGACGACATGGAGACTTTGCTCGCGGAAGAATGGGTTTGCAATGGAAACTAGATTACTATCAGACATTGCAAAGGATATTCGGGCCGATTGGACTAATCCGTATTTTGGGGCCGTTCCGTACCTAGACGCCATGAGCACGTTAGGAAGTATTGACGATACTTACGGCATGGACAATGCGAAATATATCGTGGTGTATTTTTTGAGCAACGCTACGACATGGCGTGGCCCAGTAGCACGAGACATAAAGAAAGAACTCAAGAAATTGGCGGGCATCAAGTGAAAGAAACAACTACGAGTCTTATCAAAGAAATGCTGACAAGTCACGAGAATGTTATTTGCCTAGAATGTTTGCGATTATTTGACCTACTGAACGAGGACGAAGCGAACGAATGGTTTTATGGCCATGATTGTGAAACTGTTTCAGAGTAGATAACTTTCACCCCCGACTCTCACCCTCATTGCGTGAACAACCTCACGCAGTGAGGGCGTTAGTCAGCGAAGCCGGGGCTATCACTTAAACCAGCAACTACGCGCGGGGATGATGAGAGATAAGTTGGAAAGTCTGTCCCCTGGATGGTACGATGAAGGCAGACCAACTGAAAGGGGTTCGTAATGGAAACGACCGACAAACTAGAGATGCTCAAAGAGCAACTAGAAGCAATGACAGACCAGGTGAAGAAAATGGCAGCGGCTCTCAGTACGCCAACGCCATGCGATTGCTGCTTCACTCTTGAGGAAAACGCTGACAATTATCTCGACTTCGAGAACGCAGTTCGCGACATTTCCAACAAGTGCCAGGACATCGCGATGAAAGCGAACGCTTGCTACTGGGCGTTCCGTTCTGCTCCACACGACATTGCGCTAGCGAAACTGGAAACAGAAAGCCGCGAACATTTTTACACACACCCTGACAGCAACGCTTTCATCTCCTGGGACTAAGAGAGTAGATAACCCATGAACATACAGAACAACACATACACACAGACGCACAGCAAGTTCGTACTGTGCCCGCGCTGTGAAGGATTCATTCCCAACAACGACACACCAGGCGCATACCCAGGTGCTATCTCGCGTCTTGACAACAAGACCGAAATCTGTTCAGAGTGCGGAACGATGGAAGCGATTCTTGACTTCCAAGGCGAACTCACTGACTGGCGCAAGCCACAGGAGTAAGACGCTCATAAATCTTTTATTAGAGAGAGTAGATAACTCCACAAAGAGCCCCGGCTACGCCGACTAACGCCCTCGCTCCGCATCGGTTGTTCTCGCACAGAAGATGGGGGTGGTGGGAAGAGTAGATAAGTTTGGTAAGTCTGTACTTCGCGTGGTACATTATTGACATCTCAAGGAAAGGGGATATCGATGAAGGTCAAAATCACGGCCAAAAACATTATCGGCAAGAAGGTACGTTTGTACTCAATACGCTGGACACAGGGGTACTGTGACGGAGAGTGCACTGGGTACGATGCGGTCCGCGGAGTATTCTTCTTCCGTCGTAACGGCCAGCAACTTGATGAGGGTACTTACGAAGTACGCGACATTTCACAGTTTGAGTTACTGTAAATCCTGATTCTCTCGGTTTCCTTCCTGCCGAGAGAACCCCCCAAGAGAAACGCCCCACAAGAGTTATCTACTCTCTTGTGGGGCGTTCTTTTTGATTAATGAGTTATCTACTCTCAATAGTTTGGCCACCAACATTGCAAAAGCGCTGCAATCCGAGTTATCTCTCACTCCCCCAGCCTCAACTTTCCCCGAAGGGGAAAGCCCCGCTTAGGGGCAGCATGCTCTTGGTGGTTTGCGATGCAAGCGGCTGAATTTTGGAACGTCAGCGATTGGAATAGCTTGAGGTTCTGGTTTTTGAGCTTCTGCTGGAAGTTGAGCTTCTGGTTCTTCGTTGTTTTCTGTCATGCTCTATTTTCTCACAATTTCTAAATTAGATGGGGTAGCGAGAGATAAGTCAGAGTTTTAAAAAAGAGGAACATCCAGGGCGTGCGGCCGGTCGTTGCAATGTATGTGTTTGTACTCGTGGAGCTCTTCGACTACCCGATTGATGGCCTTGCCGCCCGATTTGAGCCAAACAATAGCCTTGCGCTCGACGGTGTTGTCCCCAGGACGCAGCGATAGGCCGCAGACGTAGCAGACAAAAAGAGGAGGTAAGCCGGTCATGTTGATGGACCTTTCGTAGAGTAGATAAGGCATCCTAGCGCGAGGCCTAACTAAAATCTCAATAGTTTTGCCATTCACGTAGAAAGCTGACTAAGATGTCGGCATAGGAATTAACAGGGCTCTCGCAACCTCTCTCCTTTCGGTACATCCCCAGCGTGAGCCCTGTTGGTTTCTACTATGATGAACCCATGAGGTTGTACTTAGATAAAAGCGAGATTGTGCTGGATTTTCCATATGACGCACAACAGGTGTCGGAATTAAAGCTAATAAAAGGCTCGCGTTGGGATAAACAGACAAAGCTCTGGAAGGTTCCTGTTACGTCCCTGGAGGCGGCTCGAGATTTCGCCATAAAGCATGACTTCAATGTAACTATCGACGTCCTCACGTTTAACGCCCCTAAAATCAAAACAGGAGCAGCAAAAGTCTCGCTCGAAGACGAAATGATTTCTATCCGTGTTCCGTATGAGCGCGTTGTTGTCAAAGCTGTAAAGCAGATACCCGCAGTTTCGTGGAATGCAGATAAACATTGTTGGCAGGCACCCGTATCATCCGTTCTTAACACGATTGAGTGGGCAGAAAAGTTTGATGTAGTAGTAGACCCTGCTGTGGCAGCACTGTCAGACCAGGTAACGGCGCGAATGAACGAGTTCGTTGAGGCCTCACGGGCAACCGAAGCAGAAGTTGACATCGTAGGCCTACAGGGAGAGCTTCTTCCCTATCAGCGTGCCGGAGTTGTGTATGCAGCACGCGCTCGACGTACGTTTATCGCAGACGACATGGGGTTGGGTAAGACTCTCCAGTCGATAGCGACCCTCGAATATGTTACGGACTCGTATCCGGCCGTAGTTGTTTGTCCACCAAGCTTGGTCCTCAACTGGGTAACAGAATGGAACCGGTGGCTGCCTAATCGAAAGGTTGTGCCAGTAACTAATCGCAAGGACTTCCCCGAACGCGGCTCGTATGACGTAGTTGTTGTTGGTTACAGCAATATTGCTCACTGGGAAAAGCGCCTAACTGGGCATCGTTCTTACATCTTCGACGAAAGTCACTACGCAAAGACGCCAACAGCACAGAGAACGAAGGCAGCAGTAAAGATGGCCAAGTCTGCTCACAAAGAGGGTCTCGTATTGTGTCTCACTGGCACGCCGGTAACCAATCGTCCAAACGAATACGCTTCTCAATTGGAAATACTGGGAAGACTTAAAGACTTTGGCGGCCTATGGGGTTTTTATCGCCGCTACTGTGCTGCCTATCAGGACAACTTCGGGCAATGGAACATCACCGGTCACTCGCATCTCGACGAACTGAACGAACGCCTCCGAGGAACGTGCTACATAAGAAGGACGAAAGACCAGGTGCTGTCAGAGCTCCCTCCCGTAATGCACAGCAAACTGCTGGTAGAGGGAAGCTCTGCTGCAATGAAAGAATACAAAAAAGCCGAAACAGACATCTTGTTGTACATCGCAGAACGAGCACGTCAACTCGCTCTCGAACAAGGAAAGCCATCGTACGGCGCTGCCATACACGCAATGATTAAAGCAGAGGCGAACGAACACCTGGTTCGACTGTCTGTACTCCGCAAGCTCGCTGCTAAAGCAAAAATGGAAGTCGTAGAAGAGTGGATAAACGCCCGCATAGATAACGGCAAGAAGGTTGTTGTTGCTGCTCACCATCGAGATATTGTCGATGAGCTTGCTCGCAAGTATGGCAACCTTCGCATACAAGGCGGAATGTCTGTTGAGGAAGTCGAAGAGAGTAAGCGCAGATTTCAGACAGAAGATGTCGAAAGCGCACCCGGAATCGTTTTATCAATTCAGGCCGCAAAGACGGGACACACACTCACAGCAGCAGAGGAGTGTTTATTCGTGGAACTCCCGTGGACACCCGCTGACGTGGACCAGACTTACAGTAGATTGCACAGAAT